GCATCGGCCTTCTTACCGAAGCCGAATGTATCTCGTACAAGCCGGTCTGCTACTTCAGGTCCGATAATCATTACATCCCCAGCAATCCGAGGTTGCTACCACCCTCACTAGGCTGTCCCTGACCCGGCCGAGGCTGTCCACCGCCCGTGGCGCTAGGAGCACCCGTTTCTGGGCCGGGACCCGGCTGGGCCATTGACTCAGCCGCCATTGCCATCTGCCTGTTCTGAACGTCCTCGGCAAACGCCTTCTGAAACTCGACCTGGCGTATCCGCGCGGCGAACTCGTGCTGGCCGGCCTTCTCAAGGGCCTGGGCCACATGCTCTAGCACGAACACGGGGTCGAGGTTGGCGATGTCCTCGAAGATGCGGGAAATCTCGCCCTCGGGGTCATCCAACTGGAACACCTGGTCGAGCACCGTAATCAGCGACATGAGCGGACGCCTCGGGTCGAGCAGGATGCGAGCAATCTGTGCCTTGATGAGCAGGTCCTCGGGGAGGGCCGGCTTGAAGATAGGAAGCGGCTTGTACTTCCGAATGCCAAGGTCGGCCTTCGGGTCGAACTCAACACGGAAGTAGCTGCGCCGGGACCGCACCACCAGGGACATGGTAGGTAGGTTCTTCGACGCCTGCAACTGAGCAAGAACGTGACTACCCATCAGCCGCCCGAAATCGGTTAGGCCCACGTTGTACGCCTCGATGCCGTTCCTCGCCGCAGCGATAACCTGTTGGAACAGGATGCCGGTGCCGGTGAAGCCGCTGGCGGACTGGATGATGTCAGCGAGCGTGCCCCGCTGCCTCTCATCCTTCAAGATGTCCAGCAGGCGCCAGGCGTCAGAGTCGATAGGATGGGGCTCGAAGCGCTCAGCAGACTCACCAATGCGGAGAGGAATCTTCTGGTTCATCCCCTCCTGGAACTTCGGCACATCACCGGAGATGGTGTGGAAGGCCCACTGGCCGAACGTGCCGATGCTGAAGTGCTGGAGAGCGGTAGCCACGAGTTCATTGTACTGAGGAATGTTCTCCTCAACCGCGCTAAGAAGGCCGCGTCCGCTCTCCGCTACCCAACCGGACGGGTCATTCCAGGTGGGGGCGGTCATCCCGAGCATCGTTGCCCGCACCCTGATGTTCTCGCTTACGCGAGCAAGTGCCGCCGGCTTCGTGCGAATTGGGATGCCATTGACCGGCACACCGACGACGGGCAACTGCTCCGGCGTCAGGCCGTGCTCCTTGGGCTCAATCAACCAAGCCGACACAGGTTTGAGGGGGCTGGAGCCCTCGCTGGGACTGACGGAAACCAGCGTCCCGGTAACTCCCTTGCGCCCCGGACGGTCGTTAGACCAATACTCCACCTTGTCGCACGTGGCGTTGTCATCGAAGCCCTTGAGGTCCTGGTCGGAAAGAGCCTCCGGGTAGAAGTTCTTGAGGTCCGCAAGGGTCGTAGTCTTCTCTGCAAGGAACTCAGACAGGCCAAACCCATCAAACACAGGGTAGGTCTGCCGGGGGTCATACATCTCAGCAATGAGGGGGCTGGGCCAGCCGTTGTCCGTAGCCCAGGTCGTGATGTGGAACTTGCCCCAAATCCAGCCGCGCATCAGCGCGTACCACGCAACCTGCTTCCATAGGCGCATCTCGCCCCGGAGCAAGAACTGCTCGTCAACATCGTCAACGATGCCGGCGAGGGCGCGCTCAATCTTACCGATAGCCTCACGCTCGTCCGGCTGTATCTGGCCGGCAGGCGTATCTATGCGCCAGTACGCATCATTCGTAGTGAGAATGGAGACAGCCTTGTCGATAGCGACGCGCGGGTCGTTGGTGATGAACCGTCTGAATCCAATCGGCTTGGACTGCTGAAGCAGGTCCAGAAGGAGGTACATGTTCAGCCAGTAGTCTTGGCGGTCGTGCAGTGGTTGCCAGTACCGCTTACCTAGCTCTAGCTTCTGTTGGACGACCGAAGCGAAGGCCGTGGCGTCAATGGTGGATTCAGCTTTCTTTGCCATTACATCATCCAGTTCTGGTGGCTTTGCGCAACCTGTGAATCACCCCCGGTTAGTGAAACAGTCCGCTTCGGTGCATACGGAGCTATTGCGAGGAGTCCTGCCAGAGTCATTACCATGTCGTCGTGCGCTCCCGTCCTAGCCTGAGCCTTTAACGAATTGCCGGCCTTCTGCCAAGTGAACGCTCCCATCTCCATGAGGGCTACCGCGTCGTGGAAAATCAGGGTGTGGCCGAAGAACGCGGCACGAAGTCCCCCTAACATCTTATCACGATTCGCCGAACTTGTATACCACCCACAGGACGGTTTTGACGGTTCGTTGACAATATCGTAATAAAGGTTCGGGTAGCGCAGGTCGTTGAGCGCAACGGACAACGCGGAGAGCCCGTAAGAGTTGCGCTCGATGCCCAGGAAGGCGTTGTTGTAGTAGTGCCCTACCGCGCAGGCCATCGCGCCCGACCTCTCGGGCGTGGTACGCACGCGCAGCGCGGCGACAACGTGGTTCGCTGCCACGTCCAGCACCCCGATGGTGGAGTAGTCCTCAGACTGCCCCGTAGCTGTATCGAGCCAGGCGACGTAGCTCTTGCCCGGAACCGGCGCCTCCCAGACGTTGAGCATCCCGCCTCGGAACTCCACGGTGTTCGCGCCGTAGCTAAGGGAGGTCAGCACAAAGGCCGGGGCGTGTATCATCTCGGTGCGGTAGTAGTTGATGTGGTCGAACTCGGAGTCAACAAAGTAACATTCCCCAGCGGCCAGGAAGCAGTCGTTGAGGTTCTCGGGGTACTCCTGCTCGAACAGCGCACCCGTGCTGAGCAGAGACGCGCGCTTGATGCGCCTCCATAGAATCTGGCCCGGCACTAGGTCGTGGTCTGACATGAGCCGGCGCTCCAGGTCCGTAGGCTGGAAGTCCCGAAGCATGGCGTCCACATCAAACAGGCCCGATTCCCGGTACGAATCTATGTGGTAGGTCTTCTCGTGCCACCACTCGTACAGGTGCGCCGACCACTCTGACATCGGGTCGAACAGCCGGGACTTCATCACGTAGTCATAGAACAGCCCCTCGGCGCCGTTTGGCGTGGATTCAATGTCAAACCAGCCGTATGGGGGTGGAGGACAGGCCGGCAGCAAACCGCCGATAATGAGGCGGTCCCGGCCGGCCGGCCAGTGGGCTACCTCGCTGGCATGAACGATGTGAGCAGTCTGCACACCCCGCTTGCCCGCCTGTTGCTGTGCCGAGGCCCAGATGAAGCGATTCTTCATCCTTTGGCCGATTACGAGTTCGTAGTCGTTATCTATACCCCAATCGAACTCCATGTTCGCATTCGCCAGGTCTACGAGGTGGTGCTTGATTCTGGCACGGAACATCTGCGTCATTTCGTCGGTCTGAGTGACGACAACGCAGTTAAGGCCAAAGGCGGTGGTCATCCGGCGCACGTTCCGCGCCATGATGTCCGAAGAGGCTCTAGTCTGCCTACCCTTGACGGTGATGTCCCTACCCGTGTGGTAGGTCTGCATAAGCTGCTGTTGGGCAGTGAGCTTGAACTCTACCGTCTGTCCAAGCTCGTTGGGGATGGTCAGGAACGTTTCTATCCACTCCCGCTCCATCGCGGGGTCGAAAAGCAGGTCCTTAACCGCGATTTCGCCCATTTAGCCCTTCCGCCGGGCTCCGGTGCCGCCGTCCTTGAAAATAGCGGGCGCCGGCTCGAAAATACGCCTCATCAGCTTGTGACAATGCGTACAAAGCACCTTTCCAGCGTGCAAAATGTCCCTTTTGACCATTCTACTGACGCCGCAGTCCTCGCAGACGAACTCATAGGTGGGCATCTCTACTCTTCTACTACTGAGGATTGTCCGGCGTCGGTATGGGGGGCAGAATAAGCGCAGCAGCCCTCAGTTCAGCCATTAGACGGTCCTCTTCAAGCCGCAGGGGTTCTAGGGCAAGCTCGATACGAACCCGAAGTATGGGCTCTGGCTCTGTAATCCGTTCAACCACAGACCTCCGACCGGAAAATTGAGGCCAAAGTTGCTGCTCAAGGCCCCCAATCTTTTTCCTTACTGTTTGGAGCTTATCTTGAATAGCTGTAATAAAACTAGGAATGTCCGATTCTGCCATGTTCTAGCCCTTTCGTGGCTTTCTACCGCCGGAAATCCAACCGAAATAGCGCTTTTGAGCCGCTGTTAGGGGTTTTCCGTTGGCCCGACCCTCTTTCAGCATCTTCTTGGCCTTCTCAGCGGACATTTTGGCGGCTTTGTGGGTCCCGATGTGTGGCATATTAGCTCCTTGGTAGCGGGGGTGGGAGTCGAACCCACTGTTTACAGCGTATGAGGCTGTCGAGCTACCGTTGCTCTACCCCGCAGCCTCTATTATCTGTCATACGCCCCGCCCTGTCAAGCCCTAGAACTTACCGCCGCGCTCCTTCAACTCCCGAGCGTAGTTGCGCCGGAACTCCCCGGTCCGCCGGCCGTGCTTCCGCCACTTTCGGCGCATCTGCTCCTGGTGCCCGTACTTCCAGGAGTTGTAGCACTGGAGGGAGCAATACTTGACGTGGATGCGCTCCGGCTTCTCAGGTCGGTGGGCAAAGCACACGTACTGGTGCCCGTCCAGCAGGGTCCAGTAGTGGTAGCGGTCGCACCCCGGCGGTCCTGACGGCGCCCCCTTCTTCTTAGGGACGCAGGGCGCGAACTTCACGAACCAGTCGCCGTGAGCCCCGCAGACTACGCAACGCCGCTGGCCCTGTACACTCCTGCGCTGACTCTCCTTGTGGGGCTTCGCGTACCGGCACCCTACCTTGCGGCAGCACACTGGACCGCAGTGAAACTCGCACGTAGACGGTAGGAAATCCCGGTCACACCCTGGACATACTCTGACTTCCATAATGACCTCCCGTATCTGTATTTAATTGCTAACTTAAAGGGCAGGGGGGGAATAGTACCTATATAATACACACTATAAAGTAGAACGCCCGTACTGTTCACTTCTGAGGGCCTGTAGTCGCGTATACTACTCCCCCCCTCACTTTTATTATATCATATATTTCCGGGGGTGTCAATTTTGATATTATGGCGCGAGAGGTCATACC